GAATCGACGTGGAAGTTGATGTCTTGTGGGCTTGATGTAGTAAATGGAGCAACCCCATTGACTTTCAGGAAAATGCCAATAATGTTTTTAACACCTTCAACGTATGGAACCACTTTAGCTGTGCAGGTTCTTGATTCGCCAACAGTAATAAATCTAGGCCAGTTGTTGGATGCTCGATAAGCTCGTTTTGCACGGCGATTGATAAGCGTGTTAATTCGGGCAAGTTCAATTGTTGCAAACTCAACACCGCAAAGTGATTTAATGGTGGATAGGAGATCGGAATAAGGCTTAGTGGTCATAATGTATTTTTATTATTGTGTTTATTTTTGTTTTGTCAAATCTTATTTGCGGCCATTGATGGCTCCATCTTTTGAAAATCACGCACAAATCCACGGTCGTTCCAGCAGTCGTTCCCATATTTCTCCCTGATCAGGAAGTACTCGTGACTTGGAATGCTGGCAATCATCTTGCCAAGACCAGTGATAGACTTGTGTCCTCTAGCCTCAAACGCTTCCTGAGCGCAGGCTTTCTCTCTAAACTTTTGCTGAGTTTCCATCAGCATTCTTCCACTGCATAGCTCCCTGATTAGAGCGTTGTTCATTGCTGCTTCAGATATTTTCATGTAGGCAAAAATAAGGGTGAGGACAGCGATTAAACCATCCCCACCCCGATTATGAATTAGGCATTGCTTCCCAGACCAGTGAGGTCAAGAATGCGAAGGCCGATAACGATTTCGCCAGCAGTGATGCTAGCAACAGCAGCGTCAGTCACTTTGATGTAGACTGGGGTAGCAGCAGAGACAATCTTCACAGCTTGGGACAGACCAGTTGCACTAGTTCCCGTTCCAGCGGTGAATGCATCACCAGTGTTGATGGTTGGAAGACCAACAGTAGCAGCGTCCACATCAAGAGCATTGATGAACTCATCTGGATCAGCAAACGTAGTACCAACGTCAACGATAAGCGAGCTTGAACCGACGATGTCAACAGTGTTGGTAAGAGCCACAAGCTCAACTGCACCACCCGCAGGGATGGTAGCAATCACTTTGGTTCCACCATTACCGATGGCGATAAGATCAGTTGCACTCAGTTTGATCACGTCCGTGAAAGGACTACGCTCGTTATTAGTAAGTTTAGGCATATTATTATTTGGTTATGTGTTATTCGTTAAGCTTAGTAAGAAATCTTACCATGAGCACCTGGATGTTTGCAAACCAGCGTACCAGTCATGTCAACAAAACCACGCTCACCACCACCTTGGTTCTCAAGGCGAGTAGCACCCATAGGGATGAGAGTGTTGAATTGCAGATACGATGGGTTAACAAGATAGCCAAGTGCAGGAGCACCCATGCAGTCTGGGTTACCGTTGATCATTTTCACGATGCCGAAGTCGGAATCATAAAGCTGAACGGAATGGGTAACCTTTTTGCTGTCAGCACCTTGTGCAACGCTATACACGTTCTCAGAAGAAGCAGTGCCGCTTGAACGGGTGAAGTTCGAGATCACCTTGCGGAGGGCCACGTTAGCAACAAGGGTCAGCGAGTTAGCTTCACCATTGACGGAGAAGATAGATGCTAGAATGTTGTTGAAGGTGGTCTCGTTAGGCTGAGCGGTCAGGATGCTGTCAGAAGGCGTACGATAGGCGGCAGGAACGTCAGCAGGGCCAGTCGAGCTGAGCCAAGCACCAAGGCCACGGAGGGCGTATGGAGTACCTGCACCGTCTTCGACCGAACGATCACTGCTTGAGCAGATACGAGCCTCAACGTCACGCTTCAATTCGCGCATCGACTTAGCTTCAGCTTGAGCAACATTGGCTGGGCCAACGGAAGTCACTGCTTCTTGCAGGTTCGACACGAGGAAATCTCTGCGGAAGATTTGGACGTAGTTACCAAGACGAGCGCGGTCAGCAAACTTGTCGGAGAACGAGTTGACATCGGAACCTTCGGAGATACCAGTCGTAACAGGAGCGGCGAGCTTGTCAGCAGTCCATTCCGAGAACGTGGATTTAGCCGTACCCTTAGCGCAAAGCGACAAGAGAGGGGTTTCTTCTGGTGCGAGGAGGGTTAACTCGTTGCTGAGGTCTTCGCGGTTACCAATTGCGGAACCAGTCGTCGAACGACCAGTAGGAGCATTGGGTGCATATGTGGTTGAAATAGCCATATTATTGTGTTATTGTGTTGTTGAATTATTTGTATTGAGCGATTCGTGCTGAGATCCAATCATCTACTGAATGAGATTTTTCAAACTTGTTGTATGCCGCTGCGGCCTTCTGTGGCTTGTTCGATCCTGACTTAACTGCGGCTGAGCCTGCTGGTGATGAGGATGGATTTATCTTCAACTTACTTCCAACTGCTGCTGAGTTAATTCTGGACTTGCCCTTACCAAAGATGGAGTTTGCGGCATGAGCTAGAAGGTATTCTAACTGTGCGCCAAGTTCTGGAATCTGAGTTCTTACCTGTTGAACGATTGGGTCTTGCATCATGGCGTTGAAGCGTGTTCCAACTTCAGACTCGGAATCGAGAATGTCAGGAACCTCCTTCTTGGCAGCAGCCGTGTAATGCTCTTCCATTTGAGACAATTGCTGAACTTTAGCAATCTGCTTCTCTTGGGCGGGAATATATTTTGTGATAGACTCTCGTGCATTACGATTTGCCTTGCGGATTTCCTTTTTGGTGAATTCACGATCCCCGACAGTAATAATGTCATCTGGGCCGTAGTCTTCATGTTCCTCAAGGATAGCGTCCGTATCTTCCAAGACCTGTTCAAGCTCGCCATACTTAGCAAGCAACTCCTTCGGGTCAGAAATCTCTCTGAATGGATTTTCATTCTGAGGCACTTCCTTCGTAGGTTTTGCTGACGCTTGTTGTTGGAGTTTTTCTTCCAGCAGTCTCTTCTGTGCGGATAATTCACCAACACGTTGGAGCAAGCGACTTTTGCCTTTCTTAGCCAATTCTTGAATCTGCTCGGTAGATAAAGTAAGCAAATCTAATTCAGCTTCTTCGGAACTAGCTTCATCCTCCTCGTCTGCATACTCGGTAGCATCCTCAGTCTCAGCTTCCTGATCCTCAGATTCCACTTCGGTATCCGACTCGGATTCCTCTGCTTGTTCGTCCTGTTGTGATGCAATACCAGTCCTGCGAGCGATATACTCTTCAACTGATACGTTTGACACTGGTTCTGTAACCCCAGCGATGGCCGATGATTCTTCACTCATATATTAAAACGCCAATTACGCTAGGCGGTAGCGATAGGACACAACTGCCTATATATTTTTAGCTTGTCAACCCCCCTTGGTGATTTTTCTGCACAACGGAAAACGCCCTAGCAGCATTTAACTACTAGGGCGCATTACCATGACAAAAACCCCAAATCAACGTGACGGCGTTACTTGGACGAACTCATATTAACGAATTGTAGGATCTCGTCAAGTGTTGAAATTGAACCTGCCAATTTCATTACTTCGTTCGGGTTTTCTGCCTGTCTCAGATTGGCGATGAATACTTCACGCTCATCCTCTAGAAAGCTAAGGAACACCTTAAACTCCTCGTTGTTGACTAGGATCGCGACTGCCTCTGGTAGTGTGGGTACTGGTATCATATTATTGTTGGTTCATGTCTTGGGTTCTGATTCCTCCCATTTGCGCTGGTGCAACCCCAAGTCTGCCGATCTCTGCGTTTTGAGCCTGCTGGATTTGGAACTGATAAGCCTGAGCGTATTTGGAGAGCCTCTCGCCGAATGCTTCGTCCTGCTGCGCTCTATTAGCCACGTCAGGTTGCTGCGCGTATGCTTGAAGCATCTGCATTGCAATTTGTGCGCCGTTAGGTTGAGCAGGCATTTCGATACCAGCGTAGATCTTCGCCAAGTCATCCGTGACCTGTTTCTGAACCTTTGCGGTAGCTTCCTCGGCAGGCTGGAGAACATAGTCACCAAACACTGGGTCGATGCTCATGGCTGCAAATTCAAGGAATTTATCCATGTCAATGCGTCCATTGCGGTCAAACTGCACAAGGCTTCCAATCTGTTTCATACGGGACTCTGCGTTCTCTGGATCTGCACTGAGTGAATCGAACGAAACACTGAACGAGTAATTCTCGTCTGGTGATCCCTTGGTCATCGTCTGTGGGTTTGGGTTACCAGTGACTTGGAAGAAGATCTCATCTGGCCCCATGCGTTGGAATAGTTTCCATGCAAGGCCAAGGACATCCTTGACGTGATCCAAATACTTGTTAACGAAGAACTGCTGGCGAACGCTTGAAATAGGACTGCTCATGTCGAGTCCAACTGCTCTGTCTGCCTGTGCATTCATAGACAACTCAATCTCCATAGAGCCATTGTCAGATGGAGGAATCGGGCCAAATGCTATCTCACCCAAACGTCTATATGGCACTCTGCGGCCAGGCCCCCAGTCAGATGGAGGTCTACCAGCGGGGTGCATAATAGGTGGCAAAGTAGCCAAGCTAGCTCTGTCAATTCGACTGTCTCTCTCGGTCTTGATCTGAAGTTGCGCCCCACGGAGAATGTCAGGGAACGTCTGCACTTCATACATTCGCTTTTGGTTATTGCTGAGACGAGTGACGACGAATGGATATTCATCATAGCCGTTGAGCAGCTCATTCTTTGCGTAACCATCCACGTTCGGATTGAACACCGTGCAGTAGATGCCCTCAGCACCATCCTCGTCGATCAGACGTTGGTATGCGTAGACAACCATGACGAGATCAGTGTCGTTTGAAATAGGCAGGTTGGTATATTTCTTAACCTTCTGTCCGTCCAAGTAGTACGAATCCTTGCCTCTAAGATTGTCGATAGCATCGTCCACCCATTCTTCATCCCAGCCTTCGGTGGTTACCTTCTTCTCAAGCTCCTGAGCGGTCATAAACGTCCTCCAGAAGACATATGGTGCCGCCTGTGGGTCTACGACATACGGGGGGAACAGAACCTCACCATCAGGCGCACAGGAGTGGACGAATGGGCAGTCAATCGACATACGGGGGATAGGGATGCTTGCCTTGCCAGTCTTGCGAATCTCCTTGAGGAACTTGCGAACTCTCTTGGCAGTCATGTGCGGGAACGCTTGGATCACCATGTCAATCAGCATAGCGTCATCCGTAGCATTAATAATCAACTCTGCCATGTCAGGGGATGCCTGTGCTAGCTCATCGATTGATACGTCCTGTAGGAACGTGCGCTTCTCGCGCTTCCATCCGACATAGCTGACCATGATACCCTTCTCAAGCAGGTAGTTGGCTCCCAGTTCCATCTGATTCTTGAAGTCAGGGATGTAGCTAGATTTCATCCACTTGAGGAATGAGGATACCAGTGCCGCCCGTGGAATAGATGTAGTGCTTGTTGG